GAGCTTCATCTAGTCATTCTTTGTGTGCCCATGAGATTAAATCTTCATGTGTGGCACCACTGAGTGACCCCCGACCACCAAAGTGTGGAAGGGACGACAAAAGTTCTGCGCACGGGTCTGGAAGTGCGAAGGCATTCCAGGTCTGTAATGGGATAATTGCGGCTTGTGACAATTATTTTAGTCGCCGCGCCCAAACTAAACATGCATCCAGTGCCGAGAAGGTCTCGGCTGCAGACACAAGTCTTGCCATAGGAAATCGACTTACAACGCTTCTCAAGGGTGAGATCTCGTTGCAACTCGCATTTGGCAAGTCTGGGACAATTGAGTGCAGCTCTGTGGCTGCCTTGCATGACGCTGCGGCACTTTGCCGCTCCTGGCTCGAGGTCTTGTTCGACCATGAGCCGAATTGGATTCGTTTCCCCCTCCAACATACACTAGCTCCCCTCCTCCAGGCACGATTTTGGCCGATTAAGGAGTTCCTGGGTCGAGCAAAGTATGTAACGGCATGGCCTTACGCCAAATTTCTTCACAACGACCTTCCTCCGTGTAAATATCCGGAGCTTGAAGGTAACTTGAAGTTTTGGGCAACAGGGCCTTTGCTGAAAGTTCTTAAGAACAGGCTCAACGCTTTCACCAAGAGGAATAACCACCTTTGGTGGTCCCAGTTACAGGGAGTGAAGAGAGGTTGTGCACCTGCACGTGACGAGCACATTGAGGCCTCATTAGAGGACCATGCCGCCACACTGGGTGCTGCTCCAACCAATCCACTGACCGATGAGTTCTTAGAGAAGTTTCGATACCGGCTCAGGAGGTTTACCGATCACACCTTTGGTACAACCAAGGATGGTGAACCCCGAGCTCAGGTTGCTCCACTTCTCTCTCATGGTCTCCCCACTGTGGAACCCACAACTGGTGCCTCTTGGGAATACAATAGGTGTACTACCACTCGTGCAGGACTCTTCTTTGAAGTCACAGAGACAGATAACCTCTGCCGTCAGAGCACGATTGCCAACATCCTCAATTCCATTGATCGTAAAACGTGGAATTGGGCGGGAGAACCTCTCCCCAAAGAGAAGGCTAAGCTTTCTCCGGATGAAGCAAGTGAGCGGATTAGAAACACCTTGTATAAGGGCATTATTCACACCTTCGGTCTCCGGACACAGCTTGATAAGATGGTTGAAGTTCGTCCAGGCGTGGTGAAATCTATTTACACCTACATGCCTGAAAAGGAGCTTAAAGAGCTCTTTGACATTCACCACCATGACTGTGTCAAGATCATTCCCCTTACTGAACCACTTAAGATTCGTACCATATCGAAAGGCAATTGCGCTAACTATTGGTCGAGTCGTGCGGTTCAGAAGATTATGTGGAAGAAGGTGCAATCTGTAAGCCCCTGTACCCTCATTGGTGAACCTCTTCGTGAGGAACACCTTAGCAATCTTGTTAGGAAGACCGAGAGTGTGGCCAAGAAGGCCAATGTACCCTCAAGCTACTTCAGTCACTGGGTCTCCGGTGATTACAAAGGAGCTACGGATTACCTCGATATCCGCTTAACCAAGATTGTCTTTGAGGAGTTCTTATCGCGTTTGAAGCCTTCTGAAGACGCGGAGACCTACGCAACCAATGACCAATGGAAGTGGCTGACTGACCGATTAAGAAAGGTCATATATGAGCAGACACTTATCTACGATGAACTTGGTAAACTCGAAGTTCCTCAGATGAACGGTCAATTGATGGGTTCTCCCCTTTCCTTCCCCATTTTATGCCTTATAAACCTGATCTGCTACTGGGTGAATCTTGAGTCCCAATTGGACATTCTGATCCCCATTGATGAGCTCCCCGTGCTGGTCAACGGTGACGACATATTATTTATGTCACCTGGACCCAATGAACCATTCTATACTGGTTGGCAGGAGTGCATTACAGCAGCAGGATTCCGCCTCTCTGTAGGTAAGAACTACATTCACCCCACTGTATTTACCGTTAATTCGGAAAACTGGTGGTGGAATGGTTCCTACGACGTGCCTTCATTTGTTAGGACGAAACATCTGGATGTTGGCCTGCTGATCAATGAGAACAGCTCGCAACGCCTGGAAAATCGTGTCCTTCCTTTGGCTGAACGTCTGAAGAGGGTCCTTGATGGAGCCCACTCTAAACAGAGAATTTGGAATAGGTTGAGGCATTACTACCTGGTCGACATCAAGAAGTGGACTCAGGAGGGAAAGTATAATGTCTTCGCGAGCCTCCAGGCAGGCGGTCTTGGTATACAGAGACCTGCCGACCTTGAGGTGTTCTTTTCTAACTTTCAGCGCCGCTTTGCAAGTTGGATGCGCCACCACTACGATTCTTTCGAAACGCTTCAGGATGCCGAGATTGAGACTCTCCGACTTAAGGTCGAAAAGGAGAAAGTTCTCTATGGCAATCCTGTGACACGCTACCGAAATTATCCAGTGCAGTGGGTTTCTGGGGATGAGGCCGTTAGACTCTTGGAAGAGCAACCGGAACTGGAGATCACCTCTGATGAGGTTAAACCTTCAGGCTTTCAACCTGACTCCAGGGTGTTGTCTTCTGATAACGCGAAATTTACGATCCGTACTCGGAAGGGCTTTGAAAGGGCCCTCAAGTCTCGTGTGGTATCGTTGGGTAAGCCAGAGGCACCCGATCGCGTTCTTCTAAGAGTGTTTCAGAGGGTTACAGTTGCACCACCCAAATCGCACAGCGAGCCAAGTAAAGATCTTCGTGATTCCTTTACGGAAGGCCTACAGACTGCACGGGAGGGGCGAGAAGGCGATCTTTTCGTAAACTGTGATGAACAGTCGGCTCTGATATCAGAGTGTCGCCAACATGCCGCGAGACAAGAACAATAAGTCTCGTATACCCAAGAAACAAACAGCCGCTGGGCGAAGCCAGCCGAATCCAAAGCGTCGTGTAGCTCGAATGGTCGTGAGAAGGGATACTGTACCTCGTGGCTTTCATTTCTTTGATGCCAATGATCCGAGACACCTTCCTCTTCCATGCCGTGTTGCTCCATACGTCGTACAACGGTTTATTGTGAACTTCAGCGTATCGACTCATGCTACCCTCCGGACTGTAGTACTGGTTGGTGGGACTATTCAACAGAATATTACCACCGGAAACCAGACTGTTACTCAGACGGATGTGGTCGCTTTGTACGGGAATGAGAATACTATTATCTCATCCGCTGGGGTTCTTAAGTCACCAGACATGACCGCTCTTGTAACTGCCACAACTATACTTCCACCCGAAGTGACGATTTCCGCCACAAGCGTGAATATTCTGTGCGTTACCAATGCCACTAAGGCTGCTGGCCAAGTCTGGTTGGGACGTTCCCATGGCCCCCTTGATCTACCAGATCCCGTCACGAGTTTATCACTCGGTGACATTGCTGGTCCTTTTATAGGGAGGCCTGGTGTCCGACCGATGTCGTACTATCAGCTCTACAACTCTCATAACGTACATGCCATCCCAATGGATGTAGTCAAGTATCAAGACTTCAATACAGT